TCGCTGAGCACTGAGTACGCGGGCCACGAATGGGACGGCACGCGCGACCCGCTGCTGCAGATCCTCGACACGTTGGTCGAAGGGCTCGACTGCTGCGTCGAATCGGGCACCGGGACGGGAAAGTCGTTCCTGGGCGCCATCATCGTGCTGTGGTTCCTCGCGTGTTTCGAAGACGCGCGCGTGTTCACCTTCGCGCCGAAGGAAGAGCAGCTCCGGCTGTACATATGGGCCGAGCTGACGACGATGTGGCCGCGGTTCCAGGCGAAGTTCCCGCACGCGAAGCTCACGGACCTGCGCATCCGCATGGTCCCGGGCTCGGATAAGTGGGCCGCGCACGGCTACTCGGTGATGGTGAAGGCCGATCAGCAATCAGCGGTCGCCGCGCAGGGCATGCATGCGCCGCACATGCTGCTGATCTACGAGGAAACGCCTGGCATCCCGCTGCCCGTGATCGAGGCCGGCTACAACACCGCGACCGGCGGTCACAACCTGCGACTCGCGCTCGGCAACCCCGATCACCAGCTCGACGCACTCCACCTGTTCGGGTTCGATGAGAAGGGTCAGCCGCGGTTCGGCGTCCGGCACGTGCGGATTTCCGCGCTCGACCATCCCAACGTCGTGTGCCGGCGCGAGCTCATCCCGGGCGCCGTCACGGTGAAGTCGGTCGAGCGCCGGCGGTCCGACCACGGCGAGCGAAGCCGGTCGTATGAAAGCCGCGTGCGCGGCATCAGCCCGAAGGAAGCGGCCGACGCGCTCATCAAGCTCGAATGGGTCCAGGCCGCGCAGCGCGCGTGGGAGCAGGAAATGGCGAGGCCGGAGTCGCAGCGCATCTACCGACTCGGGAAGCGCGCCATCGGCGTCGACGTCGCCAACTCGAACGACGGCGACGAGGCCGCAATCGCCGAAGGACAGGGGCCATGCCTCCTGAAGATCGAGGCGTTCCCCTGCCCGAACGCCAACCAGCTCGGGTTCCGCGTCGCGCAAATGGTGAAGGACTCGCGGAAGGGCGTCGTGCATCCCCGGGACGCGATCGAGGACCTGAACGTCGGCATCGACGTGATCGGCGTAGGCGCCGGCGCGTACAACGAGATGACGGCGCGCGACGTGTGGCCGCGGGCACTCCACTCCGGCCCGATGGGCGATCAGTGGATGCCGCCGGAATCCGGGTTTATCGGCGGCGAATACGAGTTCCGGACGCTCCGCGCCGCGATGTGGTGGCTGGCGCGCGAGGATCTGCGCCAAGGACACCTGATGCTGCCGCCGGATCTCGAGCTGGCGCGCGATCTCATCACGCCGACGTGGAAGCCGCAGGGCAAAGCCGTTGTGGTCGAGTCGAAAGAGGAAATCAAGGCGCGAACGCCAGGCGGGAAGAGCCCGAACAAGGGCGATGCGTTCGTCTACTGGAATTGGGTACGCGACCGGACGGTGCTCGCGACGGCCATACCGAAACGCAACCCGACGATCGCGGAGCGGCTGCAGAAGGAGCTGGAGGATTTGGACAAGCAGGAGCGCATGCAGAGTGGCGACCCCATCGGTCGCAACCGCTTCGGCGGCGTACTCAGACAGGGGTGAACGGAATGGTGGAATACATCTTGGCCGCGCTGCTCATCGCGGGATTCTGGCTCTACGAACAACTGCTCACGAAGCACCACGCGGCGCGGACGACCATCGCCGTGCTGAACGAGAAGCTGTCGCATCACGCGCATCGCTCGCAGTTCTTCGCGGAGGAATACGAGAAGGTGAAGGCGCAGCTCGAGGCGCTGCAGCGAGAGTACATCGAGGCCATCAAGCCGCCGTGGATCATGCCGGCGACTCAGGCAGGCGTGATGTCCGAATCGCTCGCAACCGATGGCCCGATGAGCGTGCGCGAGGCGGACCGGATCGCGGCGCAGCGACGAGCGACGGTCGAAACCATCACGCGCGTACCGACGACCGACCGGATGCCGGTGCCGATCGCGGACCGCGAGGCCGCGCCGCCGGCGCGCGTGACCGAGCGCGACAACACGGAATGAGAACACACGACGGCCGCTACACCGGCTGGGTTCCGCGCGTCGTGCGCGTGCCGATATTGGCGCGGCGGCTGAAGCTGCTGTTGTTGTCGCACGCGGTGATTTTCGGCGGACGGTTCCGGCCGCGACTGGCTAGGTGGTTCTCCGGCTTTTACGTGCGCGAGAATCACGGCTTCTTCGGTCCTACGCTCGGATGGGGACCGGTGCCATTCGGGTGGCTGCGTCGCCACGTAGTTGATCGCGATGCCTGGGTCGTCGCGCCGTGCTGGTATTTCCTCCCGGAGCTATTGGCGCAGCTGCGCGATACCGTCCTCGCCTTCGCGAAATACCGACTCGGCGCGCTCGATGGGCCGAATGGTGGGGACTGGAGCGACCATCGGTGGTGGCCGCAGTGCCCGAGGTTTGAGTGACGTCCAACGCCGCACGTCACCCCGTCGGCACGGAAATCTGGAGCTGCTACCCGAACTATCTCGTCTGCCAGAATGACCATCTGCTCAAGTATTACGAAACCGGATACCAGGCTGACCTGCGCCGTATGTCCGGCCACTCGTTCTTCGAGTGTCGGCAGTGCCAGCCATCGACGTACTTCTTCGCCGTATTCTCGACGTCGCCGGATCCGCACGTGACCTGCTACGCGCTGAGCCGCGAGTCGTTCGAGCACTGGAACAAGACCGACGAGCCGACGCCGCCGACGCCCGAAATGCTGTACCGCATCCGCGACCCGCAGGGCCGCAGCTACAACCCCTACTGGAAAGGTCCACGATGAGCGACCTGCGATTCCCCGACAAACAGGCCGAGAAGTACGGTCCGGATGGCAAGCGGCGCGTGCCCCCGTCGGACATGATGTCGTCGTTCGTCACGCGGCAGGAAGCGATGACGCACGTCGCGACCGCCGTAGCTGAGGCCACGCGAAAGGCGATGGAGGAAATGGACTCAGCCCTCGAAGAGCGGCTGGTTGCCATGGAGGAAATCATCGCCGCGCGCGTGTATCGCCAGCTCGAAGCCCGGACGCTCCGCTACCGCGTGAAGATGTGGGTGCGCGGCGTGCTGACGGAGATCGGCCTTCTGTCGCCAGTTCAGCTGCAGCCGCCAGCAACGCCCGCAGAGGACGTCGCGCCGGTCGAGGTGCGGACGTGGCGCGAATGCCCGCAGGGGATGACGCACGAAATCATGCGGTGGCTCGAAGAAGAGGACGGTCGCGTTGCGATGGTACGGAAGCCCGGAACAGCGACCTGGCATCTCTGCGCGAAGAACACACCGCTGCTCGCCGCGGCCGCGCGAATGCTTGGCGGAGAGAATCCGAGTTTCGCGGATGGCACCATCACAGCGGAACTGGACCGCGAATTCCTCGAGCGCGGCCGCTGGATCATCCGCAACGGCGGCAGCGCGGAGGGCGCGCCGTGGCTGCAACCCGATGCAACATCGAGTAACGACGTGCAACAGGATGCAACATGACAGAACCGCCCATGGCATTCCATTCCGTGCGCGTACTCGGTCAGGAATTCGGCTACCACATCGACGACGATGCGCGCCGCGAGATCGAGTTGTGGTTACAGCACGCACCGAATCCGGCGCTGGATGTCGTCACGATCTACGGCGAGGAGGTAACGCTCGTCCGTGGCATGGTCGTGTCGATCCATTCGACGACGCCAGAGTCGCGGCGGTTGGATCGCGAGCACGCCCGAGCGATACAGGAGGAAGTGCCGATCGAGGAACGAGGATGAAATACCGAGTCACGCGACATCGCGCATGCCGACAGCGCGCAGAACGAATGCTGCGCGATCTCATCACGCGAGCCAAGCCGATGGTCGAAGCGCAAGCCCAGAAGGAGCAGGCGCGATACGACGCTTGGCACCCATTCGCACGATCGTGTCTGTTCTGCAAGAAGCGCCATCGGCGACCACGGCCAGTGCGCGTAATCGAAAAGAGTGGGAAGCAGCGAATCCGGTGGGCGTCCAATGCGTGCCTGAAACGAAAGTTCGGCGACATCAAAGGCGCGTACGTGTTTCAAGTGTATCGCTAAATGCCGCGCCGCAAACCTCGTCAGGAGCCGACGCGCTGTAAGTGCGCCCACGTCGCCGACACGCCGGAGTATCGCGGGCCGCGCGGTCGTCGCGCGGGATTGACCGGCAAGGGTGGCGCGGCGCACGGCAACCCGTTCGCGCATACCGGCGGCTGCATTCACTCGGAGCTGTCACACACCACGAAAGCGACGAAGAACCGGAACGTAGTTCCACGACTGAGGCTTTAATGAGCGAACCAATCAAGCTGGCGCTGACGAAAGAGGAGTGGGATGTGTGGCACGATGCCGGGCAATTACGCCGTGATACGCTCTACGTCGGCACAAAGGGGCGCGGGATGCTCGGGCTCCAGCGCGTCATCGTACAGCCGCCCAGCCCGATGGATACCGAGTGCCACGCCGTCGCCGCCCTCTGTCTGTATCAGCAGCCGTTCGGGTTTACGCAGGAGGACGCGGAAATCTTGCGGCAAATCGCACCATTCGTGGTGGGAGCATCTATCGCACAGCGAGACCTTCGCGCGTGGGCGCACAGACTGGCCGACCGAATCGCCGCCCTGCTCCCGCCGAGCGAATGACAAAAACGAAGAATTCCTGCGCACCCCGTTTGTGGAAAAGTTGCGCCCGGCCGCGAATACCCGTATGTATTCAGTGCGCGCCGGGTAACGCCCGGCAACGGCCGACTGGCCGTCAATTCGAGCAGAGAGCCAACCGGCGACCCGAACCCTGAAATGGCAGGGGTTCTCGGTCGCCGGTTTTGTTTTCCTCCCCGGGAGTCCACATAGCCGCAGCCGTCCAGCCAGACAGCCGCGAAGCGACGCGCCGAAAGGAGCGCGCAGGGTTCAACCTCGATCGGGCATTTGAAGGACCGCCCGAAATCGACGCCTCTGACGAGGACAAGGCCAATTACGTCCTCGCTCGCTACCTCGTCCAAAACGACCACTACCTCGGGCTGTACCAGCAATGGGCCAAGCCCGTCTTCTTCCTCGTCGGGAAGCAGTGGCTCTATTGGGACATCAAGACCGGGAACTTCCGGCTCGATACCGACGTTCCCGAATGGCGCCAGCAGCCGGTCACGAACTACACCTACGCCGTCTACCGCGCGGCGATCGCGAAGCTCACCAAGGCGAAGCCGGCGCTCGAATGCGTGCCGCCGTCCGGTGACTCCGAGGACCGCGATTCCGCGCAGCTCTCCGAAGCGCTGCTCACCTTCCTGTGGCGGTATCTCAAAAAGCCATCGAAGGTCGTCCGCGCGCTCGGCTGGCTGCTCTCGACCGGCAAGGTGTTCTTCGAGTCGAGTTGGGACGACGAGGCCGGCGAGCTCCGGCCGCGGACGATTCTCGTCGAAGTCCCGGATCCCGAACGCCCCGGCGAAACGACGGACGTCGAGTGCGCGTGCGACGAGATGGGCGAGCCGGCGCGCCGGAAACCGGCCTTCGATGGCGAAGCGGCGCTCGACGGCGGCGACCCCTACGACCTCGAGGCCGAGCCGGTCATGGAGCCGATCGGCGAGATCACGTTCGACGTCGTGTCGCCGATGCGCGTCCGTCACAACCCCGAATGCGAATGGCCCGACGAAGCCGACGAGTGGTTCGATGCGCAGCTGTGGACGGCCCGGGAAGCCGCGACCGAATTCGCCGTCGACATCAACGACATCACAAGGGTCAGCGACGGCGACGACTCCGACGGTCGCAACGACATTGAGCGACTCCTGTCCAGCATCGTCGCCGGCCCGCCGGACCCATTCCATCAGCCGCAGCAGCGCGCCGGATCGAGTCAGGACGAGGGCATCGGCGAACGCGTGCTCGTCATCAAGTATTACGCGAAGCCATGCGCGAAGGACGGCTACCCCGAAGGACGGCACTGGATAACGTGCGGCGGCAAGAAGGTGTGGCCGCGCGAAGGTGATCCGGAGTACCCGACGGGCGAAGCGACTCTCCCGTACGGATTCTGGCCCCCGCAGGTGCCGGTCATCGACACGCCAATCCCGGGACACGCCGAAGGCGTATCGCTGCTCTCGCAGGTTGTGCCGCTCAACGAGCAGCTGAACTACCTGGACGGCAAGATCGGCGAGTACCACACGATGCAGGCGATGGGCGGCGTGACGTGGGTTCATCCGTCCGACCGCGACGTCGTGATTACGACGGAACCGGGCCAAGTGCGCGTGTCGAAAGGCATGGTCGAAGGCAAACCGCCGGTCCGCGAGAAGCTCGAGGCGCTGCCCGCGCCGGTCTACAACGAGCGCGCGGTATTCGAGACCAAGCTGCGGACGATTGCCGGCATGTCGCAGGTCGACATGAGCCAGAAGCCGGAAGGCGTGACCGCGGGCCGCGCGTTCCTCGTGCTGCAGGAAGCGTCGGACGCGCCGTTCATGCCGCTGCTGCAGGCGATCGAGGAAGCGTTATGCGAAACCGGTCGCCGCGAGCTCGTGATCGCGCGGGCGAAGTACACCGAGCCGCGCGTGCTGAAAATCGCGGGACAGAAAGGCCAGTTTGAGTTCCGCAGCTTCACGAACGCCGATCTGCGCGACGGCATCGACGTGCGCGTCCAGGTGGGCTCGATGTACCCGTGGTCGAAATCGGCGCAGTGGGATACGAAACTGTCGCTGATTCAGGCGCTGCCGCAGCTCGTCATCAATCCAGCGACGGGCGAAGTCGACGAAGCGAAGCTCGCGCGCTACCTCGATTCCGGCGTCCCGGGCCTCAAGGCGTTCGAGTCGGAAGAGAATCCCGATCTGGTCGAGATCGACCGCGAGCACGCGATGTTCGAGGCGTACGACCCGACCAGCCCCGAAGCGTCGAATCAGCTGCCACAGCTCGCGTTCTGGCAGAATCACGCGCTGCACCAGGAGCATCACTACAACTTCATGAAGCGCAACTACGCGCGGTTCCTTCGCTGGAGCCCTGCCGCGCAGGAAGCGTTCATGGAGCACATGCGCCTGACGACCGAAGCGGTCGACGCGCTCGCGGCAGCCATGGTGCCCGAGCCCATGCCAGGCGAAGAAGAAGATGGCGCTGCGACTGGCGCCGGCGACGGCAAGAAGATGTCGATCGTGCCAGGCGGTGGGACCGAAGGACGACTCCGCACCCCGACCGCGCAGCGCAAACAGCAGCCGCTGCGACTCACTCAAGCCGACCGCCGCGCGGCCGGCCAATAGCTCACCGATCCCCTAAGCGAGAACCGATTTTATGTCCGCTCCCGTCAAGCCCGAAGCCGAAGCCAACGAAGCCGAACACCACTCGGACCACGAGGAAGAGTTTTACGAGCGTGTGACGTCCCGCTATGACAAAGCGGATGCGCGTCGCGTGGCCGAAGAGGACGGCGTCGAAGCCGAGGACGACGCGGACGAGAGCGATGATGATGTAGAAGGTTCGGCCGCTGACGATGCCGAATCCGAGGACACCGACGAGCAAACCGAGTCGGACACGTCTGGCGACGATCGCGACGGCGAGTCGGCAGAATCCGATGAGGACTCCGAGGAGGGCGAGGAATCTGACCAAACCGATGAGGAGTCAGAGGACGACGCCGAGTCCGACGAGGACGCGGACAGCGAGGAAGAGGACGACGAGGGTGGCGAGCCCTCGGACGAGCTGCGCAGTGCGGCGGCGAAGCACAGCATTCCGCTAACGCTGGATGATGTGAAAGACCCCACGGCGCGAAAGCTCGTGACGCAGAAAATCGCCGCGATGGATGCCGGGTTCACGCGCGCCATGCAGGAGGCGACCGCCTTTCGAAAGGAGCGCACCCAATTCCAGGCGGATAAGAAGTTCCGCGAAGAGAATCCGGAATTGGTCGTCGTCGAGCTGATCCAGGCCGCGACGGAGAAGGACCCGCAGTTCATCGAGAAGGTGCAGGCGCGCATCGACAAGCTCGAGGATCCGGACGCGAAGGAAGCGTTCAAGGTCATTCTCGGGAAGAAGCGCGAGGATGCGCAGAAGGCCGTCGAGGGCGAGATGGATGCCAGCGAGCGCCGGCTGCA